GTATTTCTATTAATAATAAATTTAAACCTGTTTACAAAGTTATTAGTGGAAAAAATAAGGTAATTACAAATATTAAAAATAATTATAAAAATTGTTCTGATATTATATTGGCAACAGATGAAGATAGAGAAGGGGAAATGATAGCATGGAGTATAGCACATGTATTAAAATTGGACGATCCAAAGAGGATTGTATTTAATTCAATAACAAAAACTGATATTATGAAAGCTATTAGCAAACCCGGCCATATTGATATGAATATGGTAGATGCACAAAAATCAAGAAGAATATCTGATAGACTCGTTGGATTTGAATTATCTCCACTTGTTAATAAATATTTAAGTTCATATAAATTATCTGCTGGACGAGTACAATCTGTTGTTGTTAAAATTATAATTGAAAGAGAAAATGATATTAAGGAACATTATAAAAGTAATCAAGCATCTTATTTTAAAATAAAAGCGGAATTTAAAAAGGATAGTCATATATTATCTGGGGTATTATATGATAGTAATGATATCGTATCAAAAATTACTGATAGTGATAAAATTAGAGATATGTTTGATATATACAAAGATACTGTATTTAGTATTAGGAGTATTGACAACAAAATTAGTAAAAGAAATCCTCCACCACCATTTACAACATCAACATTACAGCAAGAAGCAAACAAAAAATGCGGATTTACATCCAAAGTAACTATGATGGCTGCACAAAAATTATATGAAGCAGGACATATAACATATATGAGAACAGATTCTGTAAATCTATCTACAGAAGCTCTAGGTGCTATTAAAAAATATGTTATATCTGAATATGGAAATAATTATTACAAAAAAAATGTGTATAAGAATAAAGGTGCCTCACAGGAAGCACATGAAGCTATACGACCAACATATCCTAATAAAAAGAATATTAAAAAGCAAGGAAAGATAGGTGATAGAGAGATACGATTATATGATATGATATGGAAAAGAACCATAGCATCTCAAATGAAACCAGCAGAATATAGTGTTAATAGTATAGTTATAGATATAAAAGATGACAGTGAACATTATTTCTTATCAAAAATAGAAGTATTATTATTTCTTGGATATTTGAAAGTATATGGGGTAGAATTGCCAGAAAAGTCAGATAGTGATAAAAATAAAATGATAAAAACTGGAGATAAGGTTGATCCTATGTATATAGAAGCAAAGACAGAATATAATAAACAGCCTGCATTTTATAATGAAGCATCATTAATAAATAAATTATCTCCTAAAAATTTAGATATAGGAAGACCATCAACATATGCATCTATTATATCAAAAATATTAGAGAGAGGATATGTTGAAAAAACTGATGTTGATGGTAATGAGTACGATGTATCTATACTTAGACTTGAAGATAAAATAATTACAGAAAAAAAGGATACAATTATTATGGGATCTTATAAAAATGTATTTATATCAACAAATATGGGCAGAATGGTAAATGAATTTTTGGATAAAAATTTTAAGGATATAATGGATTACAAATTTACTGCCAGAATGGAGGATGATTTAGATAAAATTGCAAGTGGAAAATTATTATGGTATGATATGCTTGATAAATTTTATAAAAGTTTCCATCCAATCGTTGAAAAATTAGGAAAGATGAAAATATCTATTAAAGATAAGTATGAGAAGGTTATAGGAAAGGATCCTGCAACAGGAGACGATATAATAGCATATGTGGGCAAATATGGGCCAGTATTAATGAAAAAGGGATCAAAATCTAAAGCTGTATATGCTCCTATAAAAGATCCATTAACTATAGAAAATATATCACTTGAGCAAGCTTTGGAAATATTTAAATATCCTAAAAAATTGGGAGTTTACAAAAGGAAAAATGTTGTAATAAAGAAAGGTAAGTATGGGTTTTATATTGAGTATGGAAAAGCTAAATTGGCTTTAGAAAAAGAAGTTACACTAGATGAAGCTAAAATTTTAATCGATAAAAGAGGACCATTAAATGAGATAAATGACGATCAGTATAAGTATAGAATATTAACAGGTCAATATGGGAAATATATAAGTGTAACTCCCAAAAAGAAAGGTAGTAAATCATTTAATATATCATTACCGGATGATATTGATATAAGTAGTATAAATAAAGATAATATACAAGATATTATTAATAAATACAGAAAAAAAAGAAATTATAAAAGAAACTATAAGAAAACTTAGTATTTCATATCTGCAAGTTCAGATATCTTCCATGTTTCATGTTTTCCATTTGGTAGAGGTCTTCTGATAACAAGAGGCATAATTCTATGTTTAAGTTCAAGCTCAGCTATATCCTCAGCTGATAAATTATCAATGTTTTTTATTTTTGGTTGAGCTCCATCAGCTAATTGGGCTGTTCTATCACTTAATAATCTTACACGTTCAAATGGAAATAGATATGGTTTTGTAATTCTTGTATCAGTTGTTTCTTCTGTGGGATCATCTATATCGTTATCAAAATCAAAATCTTCAAAATCTGAGCTATCATCAACATTATAATCTTCATCATCTATTTCGACATTATCCGATAATTCATCAGATTCCTCCTGCTCGCTATATTCTTCTGTTTCACCATAAATTTGAGATTGTTCAGTATCTTCTATATCTTCCTTTATATCAGACATATATATCTTATATTATATATAATTAAGCATTTATGCATTAAAGTGTCAATTTTTTTGGTTATATAAAAAATTGAAAAATTCAATCTTAAATAGGTCCTTTAAGCTGGATATTATCTATAATAAAAAAAGACAAATATGTCAAAAAACCCCGAAATATTCGATATTAACCCTAAAAACTATGATAACTTTTTGGAATACTTTTTAAATTATATTGGTAAGGAAACCGGTGGAATAGTTAATTTTAGTATTGAAGATTTATTAGATTATCTTCTTACCATGAAGATCAAGTCAGTTGATCTCAGAGAAATTTTGAGATCTATTTATAATAAACATCATGTTCATATGGCAAATGGAGTCATATATCTTTTGCCTATAAATATAGACGCAAATGATTTAGAAACTGCACAATTGTTTTTACAAATTGCAGGTTCTAATGATGAACTTGTTAGTGTATCTGGATATGCATACACTGGAAGTAGTGTGATTTTACACTACGTCTACAGTTGTATTATTCCAAATAATAATAATAATAATATGTTACATTCCGGGGCAGCGTCTCAAACTATTCCTGTTGTTCATTTGCCATATTTGGCAGGTGTATTACTTAAAATGCGAATGAAAACAATTAATTAAATTGTTTTCCCTTTATTTTCTTCTTTATTTTCTTTATTTTCTTTATTTTCTTTATTATAACTTATGTATAAATATTATAAAAAAATTGATACATAAACAATATATAACTATAATAAATAATAGATAATAAAGATGTCTAAAGTAGCCAGCAATATTAAATCAGTATATGAATTATTTATAGAAGAAACTGAAAAAGATGAACCATGTGTTGATATATTAGAATCTCTTATTGATAGATTACCAAAAGAAGACATTGATAAGATAACCGAACTAAATTTATGCTTTAAAAACTTGAACAAGTTGCCGGATAATATAGGACGTCTTACTAATTTACTAACATTACTTTGCTATAATAATAAGATTAGTAAAATCCCTCGGATGATGAAGAATTATTATTCTTCATCATCCGAGTCGGGTGAAAGAGGATTTGTATCCTCTTTCGCCTCCTGATAGTATATGTAATCTTACTAATTTACAAGTAGTTTCTTTGGCAAGTAATCAAATAAGTGAATTACAGGAGATGATGAAGAATTATTATTCTTCATCATTGAGTCGGGTGAAAGAGGATATATGTCCTCTTTCGCCTCCAGATAATATAAGTAACCTCACTAATTTACGCATATTTTCTTGTACCAATAACAAAATAAAGGTGGTACCAAATAATATTGGAAATCTTACTAATTACTATAACAGTTTCAATGAATTCGATAATTGAAATACAAGGAAAAATATTAATATATTTTATTTATCAGAAAATATATTAATAGAATAAAATAGGTATTTTATAAGATATGATAAATAATATTAATTCATAATGAATCAAGTGCCTCCAAAATGGTTGGTGATGTGAATATTATAAAAAAATTGATACATTAACTGCTAAATAACATCACATACATGTTCAATATTATTTACAAAAATGAGCAAAGTATTTCAAAATAAAGGGTTAGTAAAGGATATATGTGAAGGTATCCAACAAGACATATATACTCCAGAGGAAATAATTAATAAATTAGATTCTCTTGATAATAAAGATATTATCAATGATATATGTGTTATCAAAGCAAAAAATGCTGATAAAGATATAGATATCAGTATTTTACATGAATTATGCCATAAAGATGATAAATGGGACAAAGTATTGGAATTTGTTTTGGACATACCTGAAACAGATATTAATATTTTTGTACAACATGCAACACCTATAGCTGTATGTATCCAATATGGTAATATTGAGAGAATAAATATGTTTATAAAATACGGTGCAAATTTGAATGTACAAAATGATTATAATGGACAAGGTGAGAATAATAGCAGGTATTCATTATTGGGATTTACATTAATGCATACTCATATTAGAGATAATGTAAAGGAGGAAATATTAAACTTGTTGCTAGATAATAAAGCTGATATAAATCAACCTTGTATAATTGATGAAAATGGGAATAATAGAATGTTTGTGTTTGAAGTAGCACAACAACTTTCACCAGATATGATACTCAAATCTATTGAATACTCTGATATAGATATAAAATCTACTTGTCCAAGTACTGGTGAAAATTTACTTCATAAATGTGTTTCAAACACTAATTATGACTTGAGTGACACAATTAAAATGTTACTTGAAGACATTGATGTGAATTCAGTAGACATCAAAGGATTATCAGCTTTACACCATGCATCAACAGTGGAATATATAAATTTGTTAGTAGATAATGGTGCAATGATGGATTTAGAAAGTGGAAATGATACCTACAATGCATCTCCATTATTATATAACATAATACAAGGAGATGATAAAATAGATATGGTAAGATCTTTACTGGACAAAGGGGTAGATGTTAACAAACCTATGAATATGAATGATGGATCTATATCACCACTAGAAGTATCAATTGCACGCTCAAATATCAATATAACTAGAGAATTGATGTTAAATAAAAATGTATCATTATCAAAAGGATGGATGAATGATGTAACGGTCTGGCCGGTTGCAATGATGGGTATGGACAATGGCCACGATCAAGAAACTAAACTTGAAGTTCTTAAAACAGTATACAAAAATGCACCTAAATGGCGTATCCTTAAAACCTTTTGTATAACATTTCCATATAGTATATTAAAATTAATATTCTTAAAATTATACAATTGGTTTTTTTCTAGATAAATTAATTTATTCTTTATTGATAAAGAAAATCTGTTTTACAACAAGTACATATATAAATAACTTGATAGCTATTAAGTCTTCTTTTAAATTTTGCTTCTCTTAATTCATGTTTGGTATGTGAGTCACATTTTGAATTTGGACATATATAATTTCTCGTATAAGGCAAAATATCATTATATACCATTGATTTAACATCTCTAGAATTATATGTTTGTGTACTGCCAGTAACCCTTCTAGATAATATTTTAGTTCTGGGTTTTATCTTTCTGACATAACCACAATTATTACATATATGAAATGCCTCTTGAATCTCCTGAGACTCCTTGGCAACTATTTTATTATCTTTTTTTTGTATATCTTTCACAGCATTATATACAAATTCTTTTTCTTTGGTTTGTAATTTTTTATATTCTGTCAATTTATTTATATCAGATAAAATTATCTTCTCTATAATTTTTTTATCATCATCAGATAATATTTGAGCTAATATATTATCAAAAAGAGCCTTATAATTAACTCCTCCTTCTTGATCAAGTGATGGTGATTTAGATATGTCTAATATAGTGTTACAACTTGGACAAAATACCATTATATATGCTTTATATATATAATAGTTACATTAATTAAGTTTATATCAATTTTTTGTAAAATTGGTATGATAATTATATTAATTATTAATTATTGTACATAAGATAGTTAATAATTGCATTAATTAAGTTTATATCAATTTTTTGTAAAATTGGTATGATAATTATATTAATTATTAATTATTGTACATAAGATAGTTAATAATTACATTAATTAAGTTTATATCAATTTTTTGTAAAATTGGTATGATAATTATATTAATTATTAATTATTAATTATTGTACATAAGATAGTTAATAGTTGCATTAATTTAGTTTATATATGATGGAACATGACTATAAATATTATATATTTTATGGATATGTCATACAGTAGTCATTTAATATCAAATGACTATATAATCTGATTATATATAGTGTTTATATGGTATAATATAGACTATTATAGGCATATATACATGGAAAAATTGATAATTTTTATATAAGTGAAATATGTTATAATTATTTTCTACTAAATAATTTAAGGGATACCCAAGTTCGGATAATATATGAGTAGTTATAATAATTTCATAAAATTTATGAACAAATATAAATTAATAAAAAATGACAATACTCCGATAAGTCACACAATGATGGGGCCTCCATTCGGATCATATTGTGTACCAAATGATAAATTAAAAGAATTTACAAATTTATACTTGAAAGCAGTAAATGAAAATAAATCAGAATTGCATGTTGTGGAGAGAGCATTAGACATAGGTCCTTTGGTAATTGATGTTGATATAGATTTAGAAAAGCAATACAAAAAAAGATTATACACACTAAAAGACATTAAATATCTTATTAGAAAGACAAATGGGATAATAGATAGTTACTATAATATTGAGAACAGATCACATATGAGAGTATTAATAACAGAAAAAGCGAAACCAACAATAACATCAAAAAGTGTTAAAGGGGAATCAGGAAAAAAAGTAAGAGTAAAGGATGGTTTTCACATATACTATCCATATATACCATTAGATGTAGAAATGCGAGAGCTAATTTCAAAAGAATTAGCGGCAACAATAAAAAAGGAAAAGCCATTTTCCCATATTCCATATACAAATGATGAGACAAAATTAATTGATTCAAGTGTAATAATATCAAATGGTATGGTTATGTATGGTTCTGTAAAACCTAAGAAAATGGGAGGCCAACGATACGAATTAACATATGTTATAAACTCTGATTTGAAGAAGTGTAAACTTGATAATTATAGCATGAATAAAATTGTAAATATAACTTCAAATAGAAGATTTTGGAATAAAGAGTCATTTCCTTTAAGAGATACTATAAGTGAAAAGGATTTAATATTAGCAAAAAAAAGAGCAGGTATTAAAGTAAAAGAATCAATTGTATTAAGTATAGATACAGATAGTGATGAATGTACAAGTGGTGATAGTGATGATGATTATGATATGTTAGACAATATAGACAAAAGTAAGAAAGATATGGATGATCCTTTAGTAGGTAAAGTAAAAAAAATACCGGATGGTGGAGGATTAAACAGTAGTATGTTTCTTATAGATGAAAAATATAAGAAAACTATTGACATTGCTAAAAAATTAACATCTATCTTAAGTAAAAAAAGGAGTACAGCATTTGAGGATTGGATTCATGTATGTTGGGCTTTAAATAATATATCTAGAAATAATGAACTTTATGAAGATTTTATTAAATTTTCAAAAAAAGCAAAAAATTATGATAGAGCTTCATGTAAGAAGAAATGGGAAGAAGCAACTACATGGAAAACAAAGAATAAACAGGAAGGGTTTGGAATCTCATCCTTAAAAATGTGGGCATGTAAAGACAATCCTAAAGCATGTACAAAAATATTAAGGGAATCTGTTAGTCATTTATTTGACGAAGTAGATGGGAAAAATGATTTTGATATGGCACAATTAGTATATGCATTATACAAACATACTTATGTATGTTCGGACTTAATAAATAATATATGGTATGAATTTCAACCTCAAAAACATAAATGGGTATATGTTCCAAAAGCAAACACATTAAAAACAAAATTATCAACTGAATTAGCTGAAGAATTTGGCCGTTTAGCAGAAAATCATATGCATGAATATATAGCGGCTATATCAGGAAAAGCATCAGAACTTGCACGAAAACAGAATAAAATGAATGAAACGACAACAATTATAAATAATCTAAAAAAAAATCCAGTAAAAGAGAGATTAATACATGAATGTGCTAATTTATTTTACGATTCTGAATTTGATGAAAAGTTAGACGCAAATAAATATTTGATAGGTTTTAATAATGGTGTATATGATTTAAGGACTCATTCATTTAGGGATGGGACACCAGATGATTATTTAACATTTAGTGTTGGATATGATTATATTGAATATGACATGAATCATAAATATGTTATATATGTGATTAAATGTTTACAGAAAGTACAAACAGATGAAGAAATGCGTAATCATGTTTTAGTATTATTTTCATCATTTCTTACAGGGAATATAAAGGATGAAAGGTTTGATATTTTTACAGGTAGTGGAGCAAATGGTAAAAGTTTAACAGTTAAACTTTTGCAAAAAACATTGGGAGATTATGCAGGTGTTTTAAAACCAACAGTATTTACTAGGAAAAGAGGAGCATCTAGTCAAGCAGATCCAGAAATTGCCGCTTTAAAAGGAAAAAGATTTGTAGTATTAAATGAACCCGAAGCTAATGAAGTTATACATGTAGGATTATTAAAAGAGATGACAGGAGGGGATAAAATACAAGCAAGAGAATTATATAAAAATAATATTGAATTTTATCCACAATGTAAATTTGTAATGTTATGTAATGTATTGCCAAATATAAATGCTAATGATGGAGGTACATGGAGACGTTTAAAAGTAACACCGTGGGAAAGTAAATTTGTTGATGTTGATGAAAATGGACTTGTTAATGGTAAAAGAAAATTAGAAGATAAAGAATTTCCAAAAGATGATACACTTGAAGGTAAATTTGATAAGTGGAGATCTGCATTTATGTGGCTTTTATTAAAAAAATATTACAGAATATATGAAAAAAATGGTATTCCTGATCCAGATAAAGTAACAGCGGAAACAAAAAGATACAAAGAACAAAATGATAGTTTTTACGCCTTTATAACTGACGAGTATGATATAACTGGATCAAATAAAAATAAAGAATATATAAGTAGTGTTTATGACGGTTTTAAAGAATGGTATAAAGTAAATTATCCGGGATGCAAGACTCCTCCTTCAAAAGAGTTTAAGGAATACATTAGTAAGATGAGACGTATAACTGTGAAAGGTAAACTTGTATATGGATTAAAATATTCTGTTAGTCATGATTATCAAGAAGAAGATGATGAAGAAGAAGAATAAATAAAAAATTGATTTATTAATTGATACATAATAATATATACAATAATATTATTACGTACAATATATGCTAAGTGTTGTTGTAGCTGGTGCAAAAACATATTCATTAATTGGTGGATTAGGTAATATAAGTATAAATAGTATAATATGTACAGTATCATTAACTTCAAATTCTATATGTAAAACACTCGATTATATATCACGATCTGACAATTTATATATCAAAGATTTTTCGACTAAATTAGAAGAGATAGATCTAAAATTTCATGTATCAAT